CCGCTTTTCCACTAAAGTACTCATAACGGTCGTGTCGAATGTTACGTTGCAATTGTTTAGCCTTTGCCCTCAACAGTATCAGATTGTTCATCATCTCGTGATACTTTGCGTGTAGTTGAGGAACTTTGATAGACTCTTCGTGCATTTTATCAATGTCGATCTTGGAATCTTCTTCCCACATCGACTGAATCATTTCAAGATTTAGAATCATCTAGGATCGCCAAGTGTCGGTTTATTATCTATTCTAACACCATTCTTATCAGTAATCTCAAAGATGGTATATTTGAAGGAAACCTGTGCAGTGAAATATGAGTAGTCTCTGTCTGCAACATCAAATTCTAGAGTGGACAAAGAAATTGGAAAAACATCTTTGAACTTGACTTGAATATTGGGTTGGAAGTTACTGTTGAGAATCTGTAGAGTCGCATCAGAAAACTCAAAGTATCTTGGATCGGTGATGCCAATATCTTGAACTCTGGAATATGGATCTTCTTTCTTCAGATTATTATACTGTTCAATCGTTTCTGGATATCCAAGGCCAGTAATCCACTTATAGATGGAAAGATAGTTCTCCATCTGTTCATCGATTAGAAACCTAAGAGTCAAGTCATCATACAGAACCTTATCACCTGGTACAGCAATATCTTTCAAATAGGTTGATTGAACTGCGGTTCCCATATTGATTGCGGGAATGTTTGCAGCCTGACAGAGGAAGTCAACCTTTGGTGCTTTTGAAAGAATGAATTTGAATCCAACAGGAGACATATAGTTCCTATTGGATATCTGTTTTGCAAATGGTGTCTGAGACATTATAAGTTTTAGAATTATTTAGATAAAAAAAGGGACCCTTTCGGGTCCCTCACTTCCTTCACACGGATGGAAGAGATTATATCACATAAGGTTGGTAACGGCAACACGTCTGTAGTAACGGTTGCTGTTAACGGTAAGAGTACCGTTGCCTTGGTTTGTGCCCTGTGAGAAGGGGTTCTCGACCATGCCGTAGCGGGTCTTAAAGCCGATCTTGGGCTGGAAGGTGTTCTCCCCGACGGCACGTACCATCTGCAGGGGAACGTAAGGGCAGTAGAACAGACCAGCGTCATAAGGGGAAGAACCCTTATAACCGATGACGTAGTACTGGGTAGCAGCACTGTTGGCAGCATAGGGGTCGATGTAGACTCTATACTTACCGTTGATAACACCAGCGAAGGTGTTACCAGTGTCGTCAACGTTCAGGTTAGCGTTGAGGGCAGGGGTGTAATCCAGAACACCAGCCATGGTCAGTGCTGAAGCAACGTCAGCAGAGCACATGATGATGTTGCCCTTTCCTCTACGAGTTCTCTGGGCGATAGCGTTAGCGTCGCGCTCGATTTGGAACAGCAGACCCTTGAACTTTTCAACCGACCAACGACCGTTGGAGTCAACGTCCAGGTTGAAAGTACCAGCTTGAGCAGTGTTGACCTGAGCACCAGACTCAGCAACCTTGTAGATGGTACGGATGACTTCTCTGTTGATCTCAGCGAGGATCTCAGTGGAGAGAATGTTTGCCAGTTCGGCTTCGGCGTTCAGACCGTGGATAGCCTTGAGGTCTTGGGCGAGTTCCAGTGAGTACTCAGCCTTCAGAGCGCGTGACTTGGCGGTAACGGTGACTTTCTCGATCGAGAAGGCCATTTCGTTGAACTGCTGAGCATCGGTTGAACCGAGGTTCTCAGCGTCATCGGTACGCATACCCTGACCTACGGCGTAGGCAGCTTGGGTAGCGGTGGATGAGGGGTTCAGTGCACCAGGGTTGGTGCCGCTCTGAGCGGTAGTACCCAGACCAGTTGCACCATCAACGAATCCGCTGGTGTTGTTGAAGGCGGAAGACTGACCAGAGAATGCAGAATCGGGCTCGTTGAACAGAGCTTCGGTTCCCAGTCTACGATCGGCGTTGGTGCCATCAACGTAACGTGAACGCATCGCAAAGATGAGTCCAGTAGGAGCGTTCATTGGTTGAACGCCAGCCAGGTCATAAGCGACCAGGTTAGGCATTGAACGTCTGATCAGGGAGATCAGAACGGGGTCGAAACCAGCAACAGGACCAGCAGCAGTAGCAGCACCGGTGTAACCACCGTTACCGACTGACATTGTTGGGGCTTCCGACAGGAAAGCTTTTTCTTCTGAGAGGAATCTCTCTTGGTTCTCCAGGAGTTGGGCTGTTACAGCTTTACGATGGGAATCCTTGATAGGATCAAGACCCTCGTGATTGAGGAGGGGTGCCCACTTCTCCTGCAGATGCTCGTTATTGAACATTTGCGTTTACCTTTTGTAAGTGTGTTTAGTTTATAATATTAAGTTCACTTTTGAACTGACTTGGAGAGTACCTGCATATAAGCAGCCATAGTGCCAGTGACATTCTGGTCTGCTGATTCGGTCAGGACTTCCGACTCACTTCTTTTTGGAGTAGCCTTGAAATAACCCTCTTTCAGAGTGGTCAGCTTCTCCTTATAAGATTCTTCACTCTCAAACTCAACACCTTCGGCAAGTGAAGCGAGCTTGTCTTTCTGAGTAGTCGTCAGACCCTCAGAGACATCAGAAAGGATACCATCAGCAACCGACTCTGCGAGGCGCTTGTTGAGGGAGATATTTCTTTCGATTTGCTCGTTGAGTTTTGTCTCCATTTCGTCAAGTTTGTCTACCATACTCTCGACAACATCATATTTCTCTTCAGGGATAGTTACATAATGTTCTTCAAAAAGACCTCTCATTCCCATCAGGAATGATTCGGTCATCTCAGTTCTCAGACCGTGCTCGATCTGGAGGGCATTTTCGGTTACCCACTCATCGGCGACGTACTCCAGATAGGAGTCAACGCGCTCGACGAGTTCAACCTTCATTGCTTCAACTTCTTCGATAAGTTGAGCTTCGTATCTTTCTTCCAGAGCTTCTCTGATTTCAGTTACTTTTGATTTCAGAGCAGCCTCGAAGATGGTCTTAGCCTTATCTCTGAACTCTTCGGAAAGTTCTTCGCCACCGAGGAGGGCATTTACGTCCTCTTCAATGTCTACGTCATCAGAAATCTCAACAGTTTCTTCTACAACTTCTTCTTCAGTCTCTTCGACTTCAGATTCAGCAATGATTTCTTCTTCGGCTTCGATTTCGACCTCTTCCTTTCTGGCCATAACGCCTTTTACGGAAGCAAGGTTTCTGGCGTGAGCACCATCAGGTACACCAGCACCAGCAGCAGTGCCAAGTTTGGCGGAATCGTCATCGGGACGATAGTTTTCTGGAGTAGGACCGCCGAGATTCTCATAAGGCACACCACCCAGTGTAGTTGGTTGAGCTGGTGCAGCACCTCTGGTTACGGCGTTCTCCATTTCTTGTAAATTCCTCTTACGGGACATCTGAACTCTCCGATTTTACCTTGTGATAAACTATATTTATTTATAAATTAGAGATTTGCTAAGAAATCCTGGAACAGATTAAGTTTCTGTTCATCAAGTCTCTTCTGATCTACAAGAGTATTGATTTTCTTATAGGTCTTGTGTGCCATTCTCTCGCGGAGAATACCACCATCCCAAACCCATTCTTTTCCTTCCATAATGCCATCAACAAAGGCATCAGGAGCGGATGGATCAGCGACGATATCAGCAGCAGTGGCAAGAGCAAAGTCTTCACCAACTACCTTATATCCTTCGTTGGTTGTTTGAAGTGAACCAACACCTCTTGAAGAAACTCCAAGTTTGACACCTTCTCCAAGAAGAGAAGCTGCAATCTTACCCATTGGAGTTGACTCAAGAATCTTGGCCTTACCAATGAAGTTGTTACCCTCTTGACGGAGAGAACAAATTTTGTGTGAAACTCTATCCAGATTTACGGTTGGACCGTCTGGGTGACCGAGTTCACCAAGAGCACGTCCCTTCTGAACAAAGTTTTCATTGTATCTCTCAACTTCTCTGGCGAGAGTAGAGATGGGATACATTCTTCCATTACGATTGGTGATGTTTCCTTGAAGGAAAACACCCTCAATGAACAGGGACTTTTTGCCGTTAACCTGTTCAACGATAACTTCTACGTTTTCGATTTCTTCTGTAATGAGTTTCATTAACCCTGTCCTGAAAGTTGTACTTGTTGTGCGTATAGTTTTCCTGTTCCAGCGTCAGTTCTAGCTGCAACAACCAAGGTCTTTCTGGCTACCGATCCTGTAAACGTTGCGTTAGCAGCGGTAAGTGCTCTACTATCGTGGTCAATGGTCATTCTCTCAGAGAAATAACCATAACTATTTGAACTATTATCGACAGAAACAACCTTACCAGTTGTATTGAAACCAGCTACACCAGTTACACCACTGATGGTGATGACATCATCAACCTTGAATGGGCAGCCAGTACCTTCGGGCAGATCGATAACAGTAGCAGCTCCAGTCGTGATACCTGCAATCGGTGAAGATGCGGGAGTCAGAGCCAAAGTTGCAGAACTTCCAGCAGGAACGAAATAGTCAGAGGTGGTTGCAACAGCAGTAGTTCCAATAGCAACGTGTGCGTTTGCTGTGATAGCAACGACTCTCAAGGTATCTGACTGAACAGTAAATTGTTCAGATTGTGCAGATGTGGTGCCGGTATTAAAACTAATACCATTACCAACTGGTGAATGTGCCATTACTCGTCCTCTTCTGTGTCGTATTCATAATCAATTTCACCGGTTTCTTCTTCATCATATTCTTCTTCACCTTCCTCATCATCAGTGAGACCGAACATAGCATCAGCTACATAAGGTCTTGCAAACTCAACTCTCTCAGCAGCTTTTGCATAGAGAGCATTTTTGATTGCGTCACTGATATCAGAAGGCGATTCATCAGCAATCATCAAATCCATTAACTCGTCCATAAGATAAACACTTATACCTATGTTTTATTTATATTTCCCCACCTTTGGGTACTCCAGGAGATTCGGGGGCTTCGACCGAACCTTCTTCAACTTCCATATCCTGAGGAACATTTCCCATTCCTCCATTAGCCTGTGATGCTTGCATTGCAATCATCATTTCTTCTTCTGAAGGTGGAATGATACCTGCTTCTTTTTCTGCAGCAATTTGAACATCTTGTTCGATGATTTCGATATCAGTTTGTCTCAGAATCTTACGACGTACATAATCAACAGAGAAATATTTGCCAATGTATGGGTCAGCAGTTGCAAGAAGACCAAGACGTTCTTGCATCAGTTCCGCATCTTTCAGTTCAGAGAAGTGGTTATCATAGAGATAATCATATTGAATATGATCACTCATTGCATCCCACTCTTCTGGAGTGATGATGTTCTTAAGAATCAGTTGAGTTCTGAGAATGTCGTGGAAAAGAGTACTAAATCTCTTTCTCATTCTTCCGACGAACTTGGTAAACTTAAGTTCATCTCTCAGAATTTCTGAAGAACGACCAAGACTGAAACCACTATCGATGTTCATTCTTGATTCGGGTACTCCCAGAGAACGATAAAGTTTCTTCTGGAAATACTCAACGTCGGTCAATTCTCCAAGGTTCTGACCACCAGGCAGAGTGGTGATTTCTGTACCACGTCCACCCTCTCTTCTGGGCAACCAGAAGTCTTCCAACATTGACATATATTTTTTGTCATCACGAATCTCACCAGTGCTGGCGTCATAGGTGAGTTTGTTGCGATAACGACTCATTACCTCTCTGAGGTATTGTTCAGCCTTAACTTTGGGAAGATTACCAACATCAATGTAGAAAATTCTACGTTCTGGGGCTCTTGAAAGACGATAGATAACCAAGGAATCTTCAATCATTCTCAGTTGATTGAGTGCCTTGATTGCTTTATGGAGATAAGAAAGAACAGTATGTTTGTTGCGATCTACCAGACCAGAAGTGCAATATGCAATCGCATCTTTTGCAATCTTTACAGAATCTCTCTGTTGTGAGGTTACTGCGACAGAACCATACTGATTCTTTTGGTTGCTGTTTGGTGTATAGATGAAGTACTCGTTAATTCCTGGGAAATCATACTTCTCTGGACTATTATCTACGCCAGAGCCGTTGAAAACTCCACCAAAGTTATCACCGTTCTTTTTCTTTTGTTCCCTTACATACTTGATTTTGAGAGCATCAATATATCTCAGTTCTTTGATGCCTTCTTCAGGTTTTGCAAGGTCAATAACTTTGTGGTAATATAGACGACCATCTACGTACCAGTTTCTAAAAATTTCGTGGGACTTTTTATCAAAGTCCAACATATCTTTGATGTACTGAAACTCACTACGAATGATATCTTTTACTCGATCACTCACCTGAAGATTTGAAAGTTCAATTTCTACAGGTGTATCATTCAAGTCGGAAACAATGGCCTCACTGATGATATCTTCAACAGCGGAATCAACTTCTGGATGCAGAGCCATTTCGCGGTATCTGCGAATAAGATCGTATTCAGTCTTGAATACTCCCTC